TTCATCAACTCATCAAGTGTCACCTTACCAGTTAACTTATGTTTCTTTAAGAATTCTGTATCAAAGGCACTGATATAATACTCATCTTCTCCAACCATAGTAATTTGATTGGTGTTTATTAATATATCAATAGTTTCCTTTGACATATTATCAGTAAAATCTTTTACAGAAGAGTTTATAGCTTCTCTATTCTTAGAAATATAATCTTGTATAGCATCATATGTTTCTCCATCTTTAATCATTGATTCTATTGTTTCAACAATATTTTCTGGAAGAACATCTTTCATGATTCTAAGTTCTTGAGACTTAGCTCTTTGGTAAAGATTTTGTGTTCTATCTTCTAATGCTAAATTAATTTCATCATTTAAATAATTACTATAAATGTTATAAACTTGATTCAAATGTTTTCCTGATATAACATCATCCATAGAAATAACATTACCTAAGTTCATCATCCATTCTGTAGAACTATCTCCAGGAATAAGAATGTAGTAATTGCCATTTATGTTTTGATTTATCTCTTGTACAAATCTTTCTCCTCTAGATAATCTAGCTGTAGATTTATCTTTTCCAGATAGTTGATTCTTGGTTCCTTGAATATATCCTACGTTTATAGTAGCTATTCTTTCTCCTTCTTCATTAAAGAATAATCCTCCTTTTTTTAACACTTCACTCCCTTTAGAATATACATCATTTAATTGAGGCAGTTTCTCTAAAAGTTCATCTAGTGTTGTTGATTCGTTAAATGTATTTTCAAAATAAGAAGGAGCATTGTTTTCTGAGAATGCACCAATACGTTGACCCTCTACACCAAAATAAGTAGAGTCTTGATTAGGATTATTAATTTGAGTATAAAGAGTGGCTAATGTTCTTAATGGTCCACTGATGTCTAATCTCTTAGCATCAAATGTCATTAGTTCATTATTCTTTCCTAAATAAGCCTGTATACTATTTACAGCTTTAGCAAATTGTTTTATTTGTGTTATTCTCTCTCCTTTTATAATAACTTCTCTATTGCTTAGTCCATTATAAGTTCCTTGATCAAATTCTATCCCTAAATCATTTAAGAATTTAATTTGAGCTGGACCTTTTTTAGTATCAATCTTAGAAATCCTATCAGTGTTTACTTTATAAACTTTATTCTTTTTATCATAACTAATTAGTCCTCCTTCTGATTTTCCAATAGTTTTCATATTGTCAATCCATCCCTGTGAAGTTTTACTAATTGTTGTAAATATATTTGCAGAGCCTGTATACACATCTCCTTCTTCAGAAACATATTGAATTAATGCTTCAGGTTTTTGTCTAGAGAATGTATTAAAGAATTGTATAAACAATCTCCAATCTGTATCTATACCAAATGTATCAAAGTCAAATGTGTGTGTAACTAAGTTTCCTCCTAGAGCAGTGAACAATGAAAGGTAGTTTGAGTCTTCTTTTGCAAGATCTATAAACTTTTTAGTGAATTCTGCAGGATCATTTGTGTTATGTAACTTATCTAATAATGTAGCAAACACTCTGTTAAAGTTTAGTATCTTATAACCTTCATCTGCACCAAGTTTAGACATCTTTGCAGGAGGAACAACTAATGTTGTTCTAGGTTCCTTCTTTGATTGATTAGATGCTTCTCTTTCTGATAGTGTAGAAAGTAAAAACTTAAGAGCTCCTGTAGAATTCTTTTTCCAATCTATAGAAAAAGTGTCTGGAGCATAATCTCTTGAATTAGCATTCTCATCATTAATAGAAACCACTTCATCAGCATTGAATGTAATACCAAGAGTTCTTAAAAAGTTAATAGACTTTTTAACAAGTTCATTATATCTTTCTTCTCCTAAGTATTCTATTTCTCCAAGTTCTTCATATTCTTGTCTAACTTGAGAGAACACTTCTTCTCCTGTTTGTGCTAAAGGATTAAACAATAATTCTTTCTGTCCATCTCTGAATATAATACGCTTAACTTGGAATACCATATCTTGTATGTATCCATTTGTTTGCTCTTCTGTAAGCCCTTCTATGGCTCTATATTCAGGAGCTAATGTCTTTGCTCTCTCTGATAATACAGTCTCTTTAAACTTACCAGAATCAATTGCTTTAAACAATTCTTCTTTCAAAGAAGGTTTAGTAACAAAGGATTTAAAGAAATCCATTATTCTTTTAAACAAATTACGAACAGCTTCTCCTAATGATCTAGCAGGAAGTTTACCTAATCTAAAATCAGTAAAGTCATCAGCTATTCTTTCTTTAGCTTGTTTATCTGTAGCATCAATATATGCTATTTTCTTACCTGATTGTCTATCTGTAAATTCTCCTTTTTTATTTCTGAACTCCTCAAGTAAATTGTTCTTCTCAGTTTCTGTTAAAAAGTCAGCATAGATAGCTTCAAAGATTTCATGATATTCTGTACCTCTTAGTCCATTTTTAAAAAACTTAGCAATACCATCTTCAAATACACCCCAAGCTTTTTCTCCATTGTGCATAGTGACTAATCTCTCTAATATTTCAAAAGGAATAAAAGGAACATTCTTAGCATGCCATTCTTTAAATATTTCTAATTCAGAATTAGTTATTCTGTCAGAAATATCCTTACCCACTTCTCTGTATTCACCACTATCTCTCTTTTTCCTTGTAGTAGGTTTAGTTTCTAAAGCAGCAAGTTCTGCGTTATACTTAGCATTGATTTGTTGTGTCTTAGTAATATTTGTAAAATAGAAATAACTTTCAAAATTAGTAAAATCTTTACTTCCTTTAAACTTTACTCCATATTTAGAAACTGCATCTACTTCAACTTCTGTATCTGTTTCATTGTCTTGTCTTGCTCCTTTGAATTGTGTCCAGAAGATACCTCTATCTCCTTTTCTAGCTGTTCTTAAACCATTAGCTTCTCTCTTTAATTCTTCTTGTCTTCTCCTTTCTATATCAGCTTTTTTATCAGAAACTATAGGAGCTTGTGAAGGAGCTACAGGAGCAGCTTGTTGAGTTTCTAATTCTCTTTTTAAAGTTTGTTCTATTGCTGCTTCAAAATAAAGCTTAACCTTGTCTTCATTTAGTTTAGCATCTATTACTGCAATTGCTTCAGGAGATTGTCCTTGTTTAAGAGCATCATCAATAGTTTTAATCTTCTGAGGATCTGTAGCTATATTTTGTATAGTATCATTAGTTTGAGCAGTTACAGAAATTTCTCCTGTTTCAGATAACGTTGCTGTAAATAATACATCTCCTGACTTTAACTTAAAAGTTTGAGGAGTGGATGTATTCACTTCATATTCTCCAATTTTATTCTTGTCTTGTACAGGAGCTGGCTTAACTTCTTTAACAGGCACTTCACTATATGGAAGAACATCCTTATTTGTTATGTAAGCGTATTTTTGTTTGTATGAATTTGAGTTATCTGTTGGTTTGGTAGTGTGTGTAATTAATGGAGTGTCTCCTACAGATCTAGAAGATCCATCAGGATTCTTACTAGACAATAAGAATGACTGATAGTTAGGCCAAATCACTTGTGTTAGATTTCCATCTTTATCAGCTACATATTCTGTAAACTTTTTAGATGTTCCTTCTTTAAGTGTTGCATTGTTTATGTTAACAAATGCTCCTTTTCTATCTATAGAAGGATCTCCTAATAAAACATCTAATATCTCTTGTTTACTTTCTTCAATTTTAGATAGAGGAAATGATTTATTTCCAATTCTAAATGTCATTGTATTAGTGTCTATTCCTATTTGACTAGGTTTAGTTGTATCTCCTTTAGATCTCCAAGATAAAACATTTTCTAAAAATTTAACATAACCATAATTAGGTTTTACAAGTTTACCTGCAGTGGACTTAGCAATCAAATCTTTAGCTAATGCATTCATTACACTGAATACATTATTAGCTTGTTTGTTTGTAAGTTTCTTGTTATTGGCAAAATCTAAGAGATCACCATATCTAATTAGTGTTGTACCACTAGGAAAAGATAATGTTTCTCCATCATGAACTATCTTACCTGTTGTTACAACTTCTAATAATCCATCATGGTTAGCAATTATCTGTTCTCCATTTGGACCAAGTATATCAGACATATGATTGTCTTCATATACACCATTAACTTTAGGTTGATTTGCAATACCTCTTGATATAGCAAATGGATAAGGTGTATATCCCTTTTCTTCAAATTGTCTTTGTCTAAATATCTTATATGCTTCTAAAGCTATTTCTGCTTCTAGTTCTTGACCAGCTCTTACCTTTGAAAATCCACCTGCTGTAAATAAACTAGCAGATGTCATTGTTTGAAAAACAACATTATCAAGTATAGTTGGAGACTGTTCTCCCACCTTACTTAGTTTCTCTCCTTTTTCATTAACAAAGAAATCTCCTTCAGCTGTTTGTGTAATAGCCACTTGAGCCATAAACTTTTGATTAACATCACTTTCCATTTCTGGTAAAGCATCTGTTAAATTTAGATTATAAGAAAGCTGTATAATACCATCAAGGCCTAACTCTTTTGCATTAGCATCAGTGACAATAATAACTTTTATCTTATTTCTATTCTTAAAGAATTTAAAATTGTTTAAGAAGTTTCTAGCTCTCTTAATGTGTGGAGTGTTATTAGTTTCTTCACTTGCTTTATCTTCTGAAGGAGAAGTGGTAGATAAAAATAATCTGTCTACATCTTTAGCTTTACTTTCAGTACCAACAACTTCCCCTGGTTCAGGAGAAACAGATTCAACAGAACTTGCTGTAGGAGCTAGTTTAGCCAGCTCTCTATCAAGAACTTCTTTTTGAGCTACTAATGTCTCTTGAGCTATTTTTTCTTTTTCTATTTTTTCTAATAAAGATTTAGCATCATTATTAAATTCTTTCTCAACATCATTAATAAGATCTTGATCATCTAAACTATTTATAAATTGTAATCTATCTTCAGGATTTACTGTTGCTAATTCTTCTTTATATTTAGAATATTCTTCTTTGTTTAATACTGTATCAATTGATTTATTTAATATATCAGTTAGTTCTTGAGATGCATTCTCTGTATCAGAGATGCTATAGTTCTTAAATTCATTTGGTGTAAGGAATTTAATTTTACCATTAGGAAGTCTCACCTCAAACTCACCACCTAAAGTTTTAGATAATACAGTAATTTTGGGTGCAAGGTATAACTCACCACCTTCTTTACGTAATGGTTCTTTTAAGGAATATTCTTTACCTATTTTAAGTTCAGCATTAACTATTTTAGTTTTCTTTTCTCCCTCAAGTTTTTCTTTTTGTTTTACTACTGCAGGAGAAGTGTCTATCTTTTCATCAGCACCATATCCTCTGTCATAGGTATAATTTAATGGACTCTTTTTAATATCATCATACTCTTCTATGAATAACTTTCTACGAAGAGAAAGTTCAATTACGTCTGATAGTTGAGTTTTAAGTTCATCTTTAACATCAGAAGTTACATCTAATTTATTAATTTGTGAAAGAGCTTCTTCTGTAGCTGTCTTATTTGATTTACCATCTAATATAATACCTTGTAGTATATCCATTGTAGATACACCTGCTTGAGCTAATCCAATATTAACTTGAGGAATACGTAAGTCATAATTAGCAATCTTACTAGAAGCATATACTAATTTATCAATCACATCATCAGAATACTTTCTTAATTGTTTTCCATCAGGACTTAAAACAGGAGCACCTTCTGCATCTGTTAACATCTCTCCAGAATATCTTAAGTTAAGTGCTCTATATAATTGTTCTGTATTTTTAGCTGTATTTTCAATACTAGAAATTCTTTGTTGAAAGGAAGAGGAGGTATCATTAATATTAGCTAACCCCTGTTCTTTTAAAGAAGCTAGTCCTTGATCAGTAACACTTGTTTGTTTTAATTCTGCTAAATCATCCATCACCATATCAAACCTACCATACTTAATACGAGGAGTTAAATAGTTATGTACTAAATCAGCTTTTATATCTTTTGCTTCTAGTTCATCTCCAGAAACAATTGCATCTTGTTGTTGTTTTTGTAAAGTTATTCCTCTGTTTGCAGAAGATAGTCTATCAATGAACGCTTCTTTGAATGTTGGAGTAGAATTAAGAGAATTGATAAATTGTTGAGTGTTACCAGCAACAGCTTTACCTTGTATAAACTTTCCCTTAGCTTGCATTAATCCTCCAGTGATACCTCCAAGGATTCCTCCTTCAATACCTTCTTTAGAAACTAATGCTCCTACATCTTTACCTAATTCATCTTTACCAAATAAACCATAAAGAAATCCATCAGTTAATATATCAGCATCATTAGATTCTCTAGACTTATTGAAGTAGTTATTAGTACCCACTTGCAAAGCATACTGTCCAATCTCTTGTCCAGCTTCTTTAGGATCAAATACATACTGTCCTACTTTTTTTGTTTTCTGATATAGTTTACCAAATTTAGTTGCAGGAGTTTTAGCAGCATATACACCTCCTTTTAAAACTACATCATCTGCTTGTCCTACTAAACTATTTGCAGCTTGCTTACTTGCTCTATAAGAAGATCCCATTAAATATGGAAGTTGAGCAAATTCTGTAACAGTTAATAATGATAAGTTACCTAGAAAAGAAGTTTTACCCACCTTTTCTGCTTCCATGTTAATACCTTCTAATATACTTCCAGTAGGTTCTTGACCATAGTTTTCTAATTTATATTTTTCAATTAAATTATTTCTAAATTCATTAGCTGTTTGTAAAGCTTCAAAGGAAGCTTCCCCTGCAGAAGAATAAGCAGCAACAGCTGTACGTCTAGCAGTGTCATTAATAGTAGCAAATAGATTAGTTGTCTTTGCAAGTTCTGCTAGTCTTGAAGACTTAGCAGTGATGTCTGCAATAGAAGAAACTCCTTTATCTAATATAGCAGCAGCTTCAACATTTTTAGCAGCTGAAAAAGCTCTTGCACTATTTCTTAGTATAGGTGTGAATAACTTAAAAGCTTGAGAAGATCTTGATGCATTTGCAAGAGCAGCAGTAGCAGAACCCAAACCTCTTCCTGCAACACCAATAGCAGCATTGGCAATGTTACCACTAACCATTGCTCCTACAGCATATCCACTATTTTTAATTAACTTATCAAATAGAAAGTTAGCAGTCATCCAGTTATCTGTAGAATACCAATTTGATTCTTTCTCTACATCAGAATAATAATTTGGAAGATATTCTTGATCCACTTTATTATTCCATTTATCTAAATTTCTAAGTCCTTCATTATCCCATATGTCAGCAAGTCTTCCAGTAAAGGATGCACTCACTGCACCACCAAGCATAGCAAAGCCTCCAGCAATTGTTGTAGCTGCAAGATTAGCTCCTTTTAAAATACCATTAACTCCTTTTGATAAAGTGCTTTGGTTATAAGAAACATAATCCTCTTGATTAGAAACTATAGGATTAAATTTATCATATCTCTGATTTGCTTTTAAAGTGGCATCTGTAACAAAAATACCTTTCTCTTTAAAATTTGCACGTTTAGATAAATTGTTTAATATATCATATGCATCATCAGTATTATTCTTTTGTAAAGTGGTGTCACTAAAATCACTTCTTCCTACATCTATTCTTGGTGCAGGAGTGGCTTCATTTAGATCTACTCTTTCCATAGGAATAGAACTATCCTTTATAATAGATTGAAGATTTTTATCAAAATCTGGCATATTAATTTATTTTAAAGATTTCTAATAGTTTGTTTATCCTTTTCACTAATCAAAGGATTGTTAAGATACAACTGTAAAGCTTGAGATTTTGTCATTTGGTTTAAAAAAGTAATAGCTTGATCTCTATTTACAGGTTGACTATCTAACTTTAATGGAACTACTCCAGTAGGAGTTTTTAATTGTAAACTAATATACTGTTTAGCATTATCACTTTTATTCCAAACTAAATCTGCCTTAATATCTAAATTTGTATTAGGCATTTGAGATCTACCAAAATATGCATCTGCATACTGTCCTGTAGGATTAGTACTTCCATTTCCTAAGTATTGTGCTTTAACAACATCTTTATATTGTTCGTTTGGTTCATTACGATCATTTATTGGAAGTTGTCTAGCTTCTGAACTCTCTAATGGAATAGTTACTTCTTCTCCTCCCTTTCCCAATATTAGAAAAGTTTTATCTCCTTGTACTAATTTTTTATATATGATCTTTTCTCTATCATCACTACTGAGCCATGTTTTACCAGTGGTAACTTGACTCTTACTTAATTCTTTACTACCTCCTTCACCTTCATATCTACTCAACACTGCATCAGCAATACCTTCCCAAGATCTTCTTGCTATATCCCCATCTCCACTGCCAAAAGTGATAGTGGATATTCTAGGTACATAACTTCCATTACGTTCTAATAAAGTGGATTGAAGAAGTTCTTCTTTTGCTTTTGCAACTTTAGATAAACCAGAAGTTACCACTCTAGATATTTCGTAATACTTACTTTTATTATTTGCATCTAATCCTAAGCTAAGAAGTTTTTCTTTTTCTGTAAGAGGTCTTCTAAATCTTTCAGAGGTGGAACCTAAATAAGCTCCTTGTGCTCCTCCATAACCAGGAGTTTGAGTTAATTCTCTATTAGCTACATAGGTAGCTATTTCTTTAGCAGTGAAGTTAATAGCTCTTCCTGCTTTATCTTTTACAGTTACTCCTGGAAGACTAGCTATACTATTATAAACTCCTTCTTCTGCTCCTTTAAATTTATTATCTACTTCTTTGTATATAGACTCTTTAGCTGCATTTATTCTATTTGCCTTATTCTGACTATCTATAATAGCATCCACTTCATCTCTCCATTCAACAGGTATTGCTTTCTTACTATTACTATCTCCTATAACATACCAATTAGCATCCCCATTTTTATATTTTTCAATAGCAGCTTTAATTTGACCTGCATTAGTTCCAGGAATACCTTGTATCATTTTAGTAATACCAGCATTAGCAGAAGCATCATACATAAGTTTATCACTTTCCATTGCTGACAAAGGATCTTTAACATTAGTGTCAGTTCCTTTATAAGTTTCAAACCCACTGCTTATACCATTAAGTTCAATGTTTTGTTTTTGTATTTTAAGGTCAGTTTCTATTTTATTTAAATTATAACCTCTTGTATCATTAAATTCTTTCCAATTTTGAGCTCTTACAGCTAAAGCCTGATTAGCACGAGTGATAGCATAAGTCTTTTCCCAATGCTGTGCATTTAATATAGGATTTTCAAGAAGGTTTTCTTTATTATTTTCCCAAGCATAAGCATTGGCAAATTGTGAAATAGCACCATTTTTATAAATAGTAGATTTAGCTAAAGATGGATTAGCCATAACTAACTCTAATTCTTCTTTTAATTCAGAATTTAATTGTGAATTTTTATTTTCAAGACTTTCTATTATTCCTTGAAGTTGTTTTTGTTTTTCAGGATTTGAAGTACTTAGTCCCACCTCTCCTTGTAACTTTTGAATAAGTGAGTTATTAGATTCAATCTGAGAATTAAATTTAGTGTTAGAATACACTGCTAATTTTTCAGGAGTGTCATATCCCCTAAATTGATAATTAGCATTTATAGATAATTGATTTTGTTCATCAGGAGTTAAAGAAGCTCTAATTGCATTTTCAATCTTTGCTGCAGAAACTGTTTCCTTACTTATTCTCTGCATTGCTTCTGCAGTCTTTTGTCTGTTTACAGATCCATCTGCATTTGTTACATAAGGAATATCTTGTTCATTTAAATCAGAATGTAGGCCTTTGAAAACTTCTAACCATTTTTTATCTACATCAATATATTGAGTATATCTATCTGAGAAAGAAGCATTAACATCATCAGCATTTAGATATGCATTTGCTTTTTGTGAAAAATCATAAATATTAGCTTGAGAAGATTTACCCTCTCCAATTGCTTTTTCCATCTCTTGAGCTTGCTTTCTATACCAAGCTGTAGACTTCACTGCATTTTGAATAGTGGCATCTTTACCAATCTGTTTAGTCATCCCCCCTACAGAATTAACTAACTGATAGTTAGAGAAATCTCCAGCTGCTACAGTTTTTAACTTAGATCCTAACTCGTTTAATTTAGACTGAAGGTATTGCTGTTGTTTTTCATTTGCAATATCTAGTCCTGCAATGTTATCAAAGTTAGTTTGAATTTTCTGAAGACCCTCGTCATAACGTTTTTGTTTTTCCATACCAACTTGAACCATTGCCTCTACAGGCAACTGTTGGATGTATGGATTAAACTTTGGGGCAATATCTGTATATGAAGCCATAGTTTTTAGGGATTAGCAAATTTAACTTAAAGTATTATATGTTACAAGTATAATAACTGTTTTAGGTAATTTGCTATAATTGAATTAATTATAAATTTTTGATTGCTTTAATAATAGAACCATTTCTAGCAGCTTTATTGGAAGTTTTTTCTTTGCTAGTTTTTGCTTCTAATAAAGCTTTGTATTTACTAAGTTCATCAGGAGTGGCACTTGCAATCATTTCATCAAAGTCTACTAAAGGATTCATGTTAATAGCTCTTCCAGATTTATCAAACCTGTAGTTGTACATATTCTCCATAACACCTAATTGTCTATTCTCAAGTTTATTTTGAGCATATTTAGAAGCAACAGAATTTAAAGCTTCTTGTGTTGTAGCCTTTGTAGCACTCTTAGCTGCTTCTTGTCTCTGTTGTTGAGTATCATAAGCTTGTAGATTTTGCAACTGAGCTTGATTTAATGTATTTATATTAGCTGCATATGTTTGTGCTTTGTTTCCTTGGTTGATTCTCATTTGTTCTCCTAGTACTTTGTTCTTAGCCATAGTTGCTTGAGCATATATAGCAGCTAATGCTTCTGGATTATTTCCAGCAAGTCTTTGTGCTTCTCTAGTCTGAGCAGTGATTTCATTTAATTGATCTTGAAGAGATATATCGTATGTAGTTTGTAGTTGTGGTTGGAATGTTTGTGCTTGTACAGGTTCTAACTGATTGTTAGATAATGCATAAAACTCTCCTGATAATTGTCTTGGGTCTAAATCTTCAACATCAGATGGTCTAAGAAAAGGAAGTGCTTGATTAAATGCACTCATTCCTTGTTTTAACCAATCAAACTTTTCCACTGGTTCATCAGGAGCATATAAAGCATTACGTGTAGCTGATGATCCTGTAGTTTTTGGTAAAGCTATTAGTGGATCATTCATTGATCTATAAGGAGTTTTTGTAGCTGCACTTAATGGAATATCTGTTAGTCCTTTAACATTAAATGCTGCTCCTAATCTATCATCAAGTTGTACATCCTCACTACCATATAACTCTTTATTTTTAGACTTAATAAGTTTTGCTCTATTAGGATCTTCTAATAAAAACTTTTGAAATTCTTTATTACCTTTTCCTTTAAATCCTAAATTTTCTGCAATCTTATCCCACTGTTGAGCATCATATATAGATTTAGTTTTTACACCAAGCTTATCTTTATTTCCTGCCCAAGGAGTTAGATTATACTTACTAACATATTTTCCTTTTTGAGCCTTAATAGATGTTCCCATTTTAGCTTCTTTTATCTTACCTTGTGCAAGATCATCAGCTATTAATCCATACTCTTCAGCTGTATCATTAATAGCTCCTTGCAGAGCTGCAGCATCTTGTTTCTTTCCAGCAATATCTTTAAGTTTCATATTACTACCCATTAAGTTTGCTTGAAGAGCAGACATCTTTAATTTATCAAATGAATTATTAACATCAAGGTTGTCTAATGTATCTATAGACTTATCTATAATCTTATTTTGTTTAGCTTCAATCTTAGATAAATCATTTACATAGTTTTTAAACTTCTGATTCTTTAGTTTAGGATTTCCTAACATGTTAGCACCTTCTTTATTAATTTTAAGATTACCAAATACAACCATATTATTTTCACCTGTACCACCATCTTGTAATTTAACAGCAGGTTCACCACCTTCCACTTCTACAGGACTTTGTCCATAAGATATAGGCATACCACCATTTTCATGTGAAGGTCCTCTAAACATCACTGTCTCTCCTCCATCTGGAAGATAAGGATTGCTTGATATAGGTTCTGCTTCTCCTCTATACACTTGTAACTCTCCACCCATAGCATAAGTTTGCATAGCTCTTTCACTAGGAGGTGTGTAACTTTTTAGATGTCCACCAGCTCTTAACATATCTGCATCAGCAGGAGGTTTTAATAAATCTTTTACATCATACTCTCCAAATTTAGCAATCACTTGTGGCTGCCAATCATGACTAACCCATCCACCATCTTCCATCACATTATCAAACTGTTGAGGAATATAGTTACCCATCATACCTGCTATATTACGATTAGATATGTCATCATATTTTTCCATATTCCTACCACTCTTATCTACTAAACTTCCTAAAGCTTGTCCTGCAAATTTTCCAATAGCACCTCCTACAGGTCCTCCAAAATATGTTCCTGCAGCTTGACCAATTCCTCCACCAATCTTAGAGCCTGCACTAGGACCTCTTCCTTTATTAATAAGCTGGTTACTAAGGTTTCCTAAAGCTTCACTTGTTCCTTTTTGTGACATAGCTTCTCCAAATCCTCCTTGATTAATAGCTGTAGAGAATCCATTTTGAGCCATAGATATTCTACCACCATGATAAAAAGCTTTTATTTGATCACTATCATTTAATGGTTCATATCCAAGATCATCATATAGAGTGTTGGGAGCATATGTATTTTGTATTTCTGTTGGATTACCTCCAATCATTGTTCCATTTTTTGCAGAAAGAATATTAGTTCCTACACCATAAGAAGGAGATAATTGATCTGGTTGAATAATAGTATCTTCTGGTCTAGTGTAATAGTTTTTTAATGGTTGTCTTCTTTGACTAGCAACTGCATCAGCTTGCACTCCTGTTAATAAAGAATTTGCTTTAGCTTCTTTAACAGCTTTATTCTGACCTTTAATCATAGACACTCCTTCTATAACATCCATTCCTGCTTGAAGATATCCACTAGCATCTCCTCCTTTTCCTCCTACACCTTGAGCAGCTTCTTGAGCAGTTTTAGCGTTAGGGTTAATTCCTCCTATAGCAGTGGTTGCTGCGTTATATTCAGGTTGACCATATACTGATCCAAATCCATATCCTTCTTCTGTACCATTCTGTGCTTTAGGTGGATTACCAAAATCACTTAATTGATGAAGTTGTTTATTAACCATAGAAGCACCCATAGCAGCTTTCTTAAGAGCTTTACCATGCACTTTCATAAATGCTTCTTCACTTGGAAACTTCTTGTAAAATGCTGCTTCAGATTTTACACCTGCTAGTTTTAATATTTGATCTTTCATAATGTCTTAATTGTATTTGGATAACCATCCACCATTTTCTTTCTTTGGTTTTTTAGGGTTGTCAACTGTAAGTCTACCTTTTTGTAATTGATTAACAATCATTTTATTACGAGTATTTTGATTTAATCCTGGTATAGAACCAATTAAACTACCTTGATAGTTATTCTTGATATCCATTAATAAACCTTCGTTATTTGGATTCATTAATTCATAACCTCCACCTAATATATTTGCTCCAGCAATTCTAAGTGCTCTTTCTAAATTTGGAGAATAATCTCCAATAAATTTTGGTATAGGTAATTTTGATGCAACAGATGCAGCAGCAGCAGTGTGTCTTACAGCATCAGCTGGTCCACTTGTTTTTTCACCATAATCTAACCCTTTTGATTTAGCAAGATCAGCAGCTGTATTTAATGCACTTGCAGGCATAAGATAGTTACCCATCCCAATCATTTTATTTATAGATCTTCTAGTAGTTCCTGTAACATAATCAGGTTCACTATAACCATCCTGAGCCATGGGAATCTCTGTAACAGCCTCTCCTTTGTAAGTATAGTCTTGGTCAGGGTACATCATTTGCATGTCTCCTATGTCAGATATACCTAATACAGGATAGTTTACATCCTGCATAGTTATTTTGTTGGAATTAATTTTTGTTATTTCTCCTGGATGGGCCCATTGTCCCATATCATCTTCTATAATAGAACCATCTCTACTGATAGTCTTTGGTTTCCAATCTAGTCCTTCTTGGTAGAATTTCATCTCTTGTCCATTCTGTGCAGAAGCTTTTGTCTTCTTGGTATATTTACCATTAGCAGGAGCAGAACCTTGTGTACGTGCGTATGTGAATCCTACAGAACCAGGAAGACTTCCTCCCATTGCCATTGTTCCTCCCCATGCACCATTGTAATTAAAGCCTTTGTCTGTTAGACCTGCCATAGTTCCTTCTATGCCATTCTGTGCATCAGGGGTGTTGTATTTACTAAGCCATCCACCATTCTTCATTGTGTTATCTTTTCCACACTGATGGCAAATGTACATATCCTTCTTACTGGAATCTGATTTATTCCAGGACCATCCACAAGTACATGTAACTTTACTAGCCATTATTTGAAAGAGATTTGAGATGGAACAACAATGAATTGACTTACTATATGTATCTCAGAATTGTTATCTAATATGTGTCTTATTTTTAAATCTTTAGCTCTGAATGTATCTTTCTTGAATGACATGGTTGTGTAATTCATATTAGCTTGATTTATAATTTTATCTATAGATAAAGACTCGCAACTTCTTACAAATAAAGGAACACTCTTATCTTTTACTAATGACCAGAATGTATTGTACTGATAGAAGTTATCACTCTTAGTATATGTAATAGTTTTACTATCTGTGTTATATTTTGGATATTGTAAATATGCACTTAAGTTATTAATTGGTTTAGGAACTAATTCTAAAATACCAGAACTCTGTTGTCCATTGTAAACAACAGCTTTGTTAAACCAATAGTTATCTATTTCCACTTTATCACATTCGTCAGAAACAAAATCAACATCACGAAGATATCTATACACTTTGGAATAGTCTTTTACATTTTGTAATATCTCATCTTGATATTGATATGCAAAAGGGTATTCAATAATATAAGGTTCTACATTGTTATAGAAATAATTATATATAACAGGATTTTTTAAATGTTTCCAGATACATGCATTACTACTAGGAACAAATTTTGTACTAGCAATTTCACTTGGATAAACAGTACCAACAGGAAAATTGCGTTTGTTCTTACATTTTCCTAAAGATTCAATAGATATAATAGTTACATCATTTGCTACTGAATATCCCATCCCTGCTATCAATTCATTCTTAGTAACAAGAGCATCTATAACATCTCCATTCTGAGCATTAGTCACTTTGAATGGACCTGCTTGAATAGAGCTTGATTTCAATTTTATGTATATAGTCTTTGACATCTTATTATAAAATGAGAGTGGTTGTGGTAGTGGTTGTTATTTCTGGTTGCTCCTCAGCAACTCCTGCTAAACTACAATCAATTTCTGTAACTGTTCCTGCTAAACTACAATCTAGAGCAATAGTGGTGGTTGTAGTAGTGGTAGGTTGTGGAACCACTTCAGCTACAATAGCGTCAATCTCACTACAACAATCATTAAGTCCTGAATAGAAGAAATTATTTTCAGCTACATACCAATTAGGTAAATAACTATGGAATGAAATCCAACTCTTTGTATTAAGGTTAAATGATACTGACCAAGATTTGTTACAGAAGTAATCAAGATCTGTAAGATACACTTGCGTTAATATCTCCACTTCATTCACTATTTCTTTTATATAGTATTCTTTTGTAATTGAATCATATATAATGTTATTTGTTTTTGGAATATAGTCAAGCTTTGTAATAATTATTCTATCATACTTACTATCAAATACACCATGTAATCCTACACCAGTGAAATGATTATCTGTATCTACTTCTGGGAAGTATTTTATAATCTCAAAAGCTAAATGATCTGTAAACCATCTATTCATACCAGAACCAAAACCTGTTAAATCTGTAGCTTGGTTACCAGCAATTAAGAACACTTGTCCTCTCTTAGCATCTATTGTTATTTGTCCTTGTGGGATCTTTAATAACATTTTGTTTTGCGAACCTACATATCCAAGATCTGTTTCTGCAAAATCAATTGGAGGAGAACTTCTGAATAATGAATCATTACCTATATAAGCAGCTTGTGGATTACTTGTGTTGATTGTTAATAAAGTGTTATACAATAAACTCTTATTATCAAATCTAGCAAGAACAGCTTTATTCTCAATACCATCTAATGATGTAAGACTGCCATAGTTCTGTGGAAAATCAAAATAAGAAATAGCTCTATAAATTAACCAATTATTTACTATAGTGGTGACATCATTTATCTGAGCATCAGAATAAATTGCTCTAAATGGAAAAACTGTTTTACATAGTTCAGGAGTCCAGTTAATAGGAAGATGACTAAAAAAGTTTTCTGTGTTTTGTTTAGAGAATGTAGTGTTATAGTAATATGTATTATCTTGAGCAATAGAAACATTACTTTCTTGTACCCAATCATCAGGTATATCTGTACTAACATGAGGCCAGAAATCTCCTTCTCTGTTATTAAAGGCTTGTCTTAAGTCTACATTATATCCTGATTCACAATAGAAATAAGGAATACCATAAGCAAACAAATACATCTTACCATCATAGAAAGTTCTTCCTGGATTACTTTCAGGAGTTTGACTATTAGGACAATCTAGATTGTGAGCTTTAATTGATATAAAGTTTCTTAGATTTATACCATCTACAGAAACATCACTAAGAACAGATCTTGCTGAAAACCAATATTCAGGATAGGCAACATTTCCTATCTCATCATAGTATATATCAGAATCATCAGGAGCTCCCACTCTATTATCTATAAAGAATGGAAGTTTAGTTTTAAAAGCAAACTTGCTAATAAATGTATCACCACCAAACACTGTATCATACACTGGTGCAAGAATGGGTGTAATATCTCTTTGGAATCCAGTATCTATTGTATCATACGAATAGATTTGTCCCCATTGATTTATAAATTGATTCTTTAATGAAGCATAATAAGAAACAACAGAAGTGGAAGATACTTCTTCAGGTTTGCTACAATCTTTTTCAGATAATACAAATCTTGAATCATCTGTAACCATAGGTATTCCACTAGGAGCTATAGATGGTGTTTTATCTGGAAATGGTAAAGGAGGTTTTTCTTCAACAGTCTTTAGATAAACAGAAGATTCTCTTTGCCAGTTGTTTATATTTTTATCATCACCAACACTTTGCACTCCTGGAATTAAATATTGAGCAATATCAAGTTCTCTTTGTTTAATACCTAATACACCATCTGCACTAGTAGCTGCATTATCAATATACCCACTATAGTCATAACTACCTATTGAGTTAAATGAATATGCATAGTTACGTCTAGTGATACCATTAATATAAATAGTTAAATATGATTGATATGCTGCAAATAAAACAGAAGCATCTAATGATCCTGTTATAGAAGCAATATCAGTAGAACTCTTTAATGCATCTTCTTGTGCTTCCTTACTAATCATTTTATAAAGAGCATTCTTTTTCACTTGAACAAAATGAGCTCTACCAGCTCCAAACATTACATTTTCAAGTTTAAGAATATCTCCTAAGAATGGTTGACCAAAAGAAGTTTCTGGAGAGTTAAATACATGTCTATATTTAGAACCGTCTGCATCAAATCCATCTAAATTCTTAGGAACACAAATATCATAACCTACAGATCCCACTTTTGTAATAGTATAATTTTTTGCTCCTACTACCCATTCAGGAAAAGTTAATGACTTATATTGAGTGGATCCTGTCATCACCACTAAAGTTTTATTTGGAGGCTGAGTGCAACAATCAGCTGATGGAGTGGGATCCTTAGTACAATAATCACAAAGAGAAGGATAGGGTACAGTTCCACAAGGAGTTCCAGGATCTCCATTTATAGTTGGGAAATATATATTAAAACTTGCAGAACTAAAACTTCCTACAGTGATGATATCATATATATCATATGTATGACACTCAAAACATCCTTTACCACTAATAATTCTTGGAGAAGGAAAATCAAGACAACAGAAGTTTAAAATTTCTCCTACAGATGTAGCTTGTTTTGTAACAATTGTATTTGTATAACAATCTATATATTCAACTGTGAATATACCACCACTGAGTTCTGTAACAGTTACACTAAAGTTTCTACATGTAGTATTACCACCATCTTTTGCATTTGCTGTATAAGCGTTATTCTGAGCTAGTAAGAATGGATCTACAGAAAGATCATTATAAGGATAGTTAGGATAGTAATATTCTGTTCCTTCTCTATCATACTTACCAACATTTCTAAGAATACCTTTTGCAACAATAGATCTATTTGTGTTTCTATTTCCTCTTACAATCTTAAAGCCTTCTATATTATCTTTTTCAGTTTGTGAAAGACCTGATGAACCAATTAACACTGCTATCTGTGATAAGTCTACACTTACACCAATAGGATATATAGCATCCTTTTGTACAGTCATTGCTCCTGGAGAGGAGAATATAGCTGACTCATAAATAGGACTTACAAGAGCATCTGGAAACTTATGATGTCTAATTGGTTGGTTTGATAAGTCTCCCCAAACTAATTCATTACATGGATAGGTTTCTGTTGATTCCCAATAAGCAAATTCACCATATTGGTAATTACCTTTATAGCTAGTTGATGTGTTATACTCTGGAGAAAATCCTGTTACAGTGGCACTATTATATATCTTCCACCAAGGACTAGTTCCTGTAAGAGGATTTGGTTCTCCTATAAAATCATTATTAGTAGGAGAAACAGGATATAGATCATTAGCATTTGCACTTCTCCCTGGAATATGAAAGCCATCAGTTTGTTTACCATTTTTTAATAAGAATACAATTTCAAATGCATACACCTCATCACGCATGTATCCACGAAGGTTAGTTGCGTTAAGTCCATCAGCATAAGTTTCTGTATTAGGGATTCTATATGATTGCCATTGAAGAGTTATTTGATTTGCTATTCTTTGGTAATTAACTTTATCTATAGATGTTAATTGATCCCATACAAGAATATCTCTCACCATTGTAACATCTTGAGCTATTTCATAATATGGAAACTTCTCAAAAATATCTTGAATGGTAAGTCTTATTTGTTCTTGATTTTGTCCAGTGTAAGTTATCACTGTTGAAACTTCATCAATAAAATATGTACCAACTAATTCTACAGATGTAATAGCGTTAATGGTTTTTATAACAGCTAAGTTATAATATTGCCATTGTCCTGTTACATCTAGATTAGATATAGTGAGCTCAATAGATCTACCTACTGGATAATTAAAATTAGGAGTGGTGAGTTGTGGATCAGAAATAGGTGTGGGGTTGGTTACTGAATAATAAGAAGAATAACCAAATCCTATAGCATCTGAATATTGAATAGCAAATTGATATGTACCAGCAATTAAGTCTCCACCAGTATTGATGTCAGTCACCTCTAACTGAGGAATAGAAAAATTAGGTTGAAGTTCTAACTGATTACAATCAAGTTCAGTGGTGAATTGAGGATCACAAAGATTGGATGCATAACTTTGTATATAAGGAATCTTATCTATATCTAGATATCTTCTAGGATTTAATCCATCAGTCCAATAAATTTCTGTAGTACAATTTGTTATCTTATGTACTGATTTATGAATAGGATTATCAATGTTAAAGTTTAAACATTTAGCATTAACAAGAGTGCGATATACACAATCATTGTTATCCATATATCCTATCTCAGAATCTTCTGTTTCAGGATTTACAATAAAGAATATATGTTTATTTTTTTCAAATATAGAATGAGTACCAATCAGTTGATATCCTTCAGGAAAATTAAAGCAAAGCTCATTCCCTGGTTCATTTTGATAGTTAACAGAATTTGCATCAAAGTTTTCTACAGCAGCATTTAAAGCATACGTAAGACTACCCTTATTAATCTGATTAATAGATTGATCTAAATTTAATCCAACAGTGGCACTGTTATATTCTTGATTAACAGCACTACTATCAGGACTAACTAAATTCTTTATTTTGCTAACTATATTATTGTTATCTTCTGCCATGGTTAATTTTAATTATTTCTTCTTCCAAATCTATTAGTTCTATTAGGAAGTTCATACATATTAAACCTGTTCAGATCATTTTTAATTCTTCTCTGTTTAGTCCAAGCATCTTGTTTCTTTATTTCAATATCAGCCATGATGAACGCTTCATCATAAAGTTGTTTATAATAAAGCATTTTTTGCTGTATCTGATTAAAAGTTTCATCATTGATTTGATTAGATAAAGTTTCAAACACTTTATATTTAATAAATGCCTCAACAAATTCTCTAATACGATAGTTATCAGGAATCATTTGATTACCTCCACCATCATATTCTACAGCATACATAATTAAATGTACAATACCATTTCTAAAATTAGTTACAAACTTATTATCTCTAACATCAAATGAATCATAACTAGAAGATCCTGGAGTAAAGTTTCTATTATTAGTAGATGTATTTTCTGTAAATGACCAAGCATTTGTATACTCTACACTACAGTTTTGTCTTGCAGAAATATTACCTGGTTTTAATAAATATTGTCTTTGATAAGATCTTGGAGTAGAACTATTAGTCTTGTAAACAGCTTGAATAAGTTCAGGCATACAAGTACCATCACACTCAGGATTACGACATGAGGGACTGTTACAAGGTGTACCTCCTATAGTTAGAGGAGCCACTTGAATAGTGGTGAGTGAAGCAGCTTGAGAATAAAATGAACTAGCATCTTGATATGGTCTCATAGAGATTTCAGCACACATCCAAGCTTCTCTAACAGCAAAAAAATTATCTGGTAGTCTAGCTTCAAAATCTTCAATCACTAAAGCTTGTTCACTTATAACATAAGTGGCTCTTCCTAGTTTTCTAAGACACTTATCAAGATAGGTGGGAAACATTAAGTCATCCACAGCACCTGTATCAAAGTAGCTTTTTAATTCTTCCTTTACAGTTGAGTAAACAGGTTCAGGAGAAACAAAATTATATTTATAATAGTAACTCATAATATTAAATTATTTTTTCCACTCTTGATAGAGATATTGATATTTATCCTCAATTTTAAGGAAATGTGATAGTAGTCTTGATGTAGCTCTTGAAGGTTTAAAGTACCATAGTTCTAGATGTTTGAATCTAGCTGTATCTTTAAACCACATCCATCCAAAGAAGTAGCCTTCTGTATGGTAGTTGAAGTTATAAATTACTTTACCCTTCTCTTTAGTTTTTTGCCAATCTATAGGAAGATTGACAAACTCTTTGCCATTTATTCCTTTTGTTTTTCTTCTCTTCTTTTTGTTGATTGAGAACTCTCCAAAACCAAAAGGAAGTTTTGCTCTCTCACCAGTTTCTAGAATGTATTCTTTGTAGGATTCATTAAATGCATATACTATAATTTTCCATTCATCGAATGATATCTTTATAGAATTATGTTTCTTACAGAAGTTGTTATAATTATCTTTACTAGAACTTCTCCAATCAACTTTGGTACGCATGTATGTTATCTTGTTGGTGGTACATTAGGAGCTTGACCATCTAGATTATCTGCTGAAACATCAGTTTTTAATTGGAAGAAGGTAGATAGAAGTTTTTGTGATGTTAAATCTAACACTTGCTTCTCTAAATATCCTGGAAGAGAAAATGGTTTATCTAATGGATTCATACACCAATCTTCATTAGTTGGTCCACAACCTCCACATCCAGATTCAGGATACATCACTTCATTAGGAACTTCTTGTTCAAAACAAGCAGCAAGTCTAACTGCTTGAAGCAGTGGATTATTTACATATAGATAATCATTTAATATCCAATAGTATTCTTCCTTCTTTATAATTGGAAGCTTTATTAGATTTGTATATCTATTGATAGTGATTTCTTTTAGTTTAGTTCCTGTGCCTCCCATAGCATTAATAGAATAAACTCCTTGAATAAGGTATTGATAGTTTCCTTCAGATATACGAGGAATTTTATATCTAGTTCTAGCAACATTGCAGGGATCTTGATAATCACAACATTCAGAAATAGGAACCTCAATCATTTCAAGACATGGAATAGTAGTGAATAGAGTGCTAGTAGCCCAAAGTTTTCTAAGGTTAGTCTCTCTCTTAATCAATAAGATACTATTATTTCTAACCTCAGAAGCAATAGCTCTATCTGTAATCAAACTATCTGTTGATAGGATTTTATGCATAGAACGTATGTCTGAAACTAACTTTCTTAATGTTGCCATTATTTACAATCTAAATTCGAATTCACTTATTTTACCTAAATCTTTATCATAAACTAAAGCAAGAGCTGCTCTAATACTATGTACAAAATTATTATCTAAATGCCATCTATCTGTTCCAGATAAACTAGGCATCTGTTGTATTCTCACTCCTTTAATTTCTTTAGCCATGTAGTGATGCTTATCTCCTGTATGCACTTCTCTGTAAGTAGCATTACCAAATGCTTGACTATATTCAGGATGTGTTGCAAACAATAAAGGAAGATCTTCTATCTTACAGTTACCATGATGATAACCGATAAAAGTGTTACCTAATAAAACAGCTTTAACTACACTATGTTCTCTATTAAAGATGATATTAGGATCTGCTGCAAAGTAAACTTCTAAAGCATGTGCTAGATAATAAGACTTAGTCTTATCATGATTACCTTGTACTAATACAACAATCACTTCACTAGAAACTTTTTTCATCATAGTGATAGTCTCTACAAGTAGAGAGAATCCTACTTCATACTCATTAGCATAATCAATAATAGTATCTTGTGGTGTACCACTAGTTGTTTGATTTTGATAATTATCTGTATGAAAAAAATCATTTGATATTGGGAATATAATTGTATCAATATCATAAACTGCTTTTACATCATATACTAATGATGTAGCTGCTTTAAAATATCTTTCACATCTTCTAGTAATAGAATTATCTCCATCTACATGACTTTTAGCTAAATGAAAATCAGATATGGATATTTCAACATCAACTGTTCTATTACTAAAATTAAGTTCAGGTTGTTTTTGTTCCTTATAATTAGATTTATATTTTTCTAAAAACTTTGCAAAATCTTCAGCAGTGTAATCGTTTGGTTTTTTAAGTTTGGAAAATACTGAAGATGTAAATTTTCCATTGGGAAGTAGTTTAGACCAGTAGTTTGTAATGATATATTTATCTAAATTAATCTTATGTAATCTAGCTAACTCAATATCATTTTTAGGTTCATAGCTTAGTGTTAATATACTTTCTATTGTTCCTGTTTCATTGTTCACTTTACGAGTTGATTGATAATCTACATTGTTGTTTTTCAACTGGTTAAGTAAATCATTCACTTCAATCTCACTAATTCCAAGCTTTTTGGCATAAAAACTTTTACTTCCTTTTTGCTTCAATAATCTTTTTAACTGATATAGAAGCTCTTGGTTTTCAGACATATATAGTCGAGTTTAGATAAAAATTTAGTAAAGATACAAAATAGTTTTTTAAAATACCAAATAATTTAAACTAACTATGTTATTGTCTATAATCAATTTAGTTATAAAATAAAAAACTCCTGAGAAATTAATCTCAGGAGAATCCTGTAAAACCAACAAAACAGGATTTTTGTATTTTAAAAACAATCAGTTTGACTTGATATTACTAATGTATTACTATAATACGCTGTATATAAATCAGTTGGATTTGATGCTAATGAATACGATAGTTGTTTATTATATGCTGCTGGATCATCAAATGGAACTAGTAGACTACTATCATTAAAGAATTGTGTCACTCCTATAGAAGTAGATGAAACTGCATACACTGCTAATTGTGGAGATCCATATGAAACCCAGCTTCCACCAGATTGTGTACATGCTTCTCCTGAAATATCAGCGTATCCATATAAACCATATAAAGTTCCCATTATTGGGCCAGATGTAGTGGTTGTGGTAGTAGTACTAGTAGATGTTGTACTACTTGTAGATGTAGTTGTGGTGGTACCACTAATAATTAAATCAATGTAATTAGTACATACAGAATCAGATGTCACTCTTATCACTACAGTTCCATTTGGAACTAAAGAAGAAGTGTATCCTGATACTAAAGAAGCTTTAGGTACATTGTTTTCAAAAGGAACTACAAACCCATCTACATCTGAATAAAGATCAAATGGTCCTGTATCAGAACCTGCTGTTGTTAATGTTATTAATACTGTCATATTTTATTGGTTTATATACTTGTTGTAGTAGTGGTAGTTGTTGCAGGACATGTATTTACCAATTGACAAAAGTATGCTTGAAGAAGAGGAGTGTTCTCAATTGTATCTATAATATGTGCTATAAATTCATCAGAACACATTCTATTATCTATCTTCTGTAAAGCTACTTCTAGATTATCTTTTGATTGAATTCCTGTACAAGGTAAATTTGGACCATTGTATATAATTTGAAAACTAGATATACAAGGATCGTTACATGCAAATGGAAATGCAATTCTATAAGCTTCATTATAACAAGGCATTCCTGGTAAACAAGACATAATTTAAAATTAAGGAATGTATATAATATAATTTGTTGCCAAAGCTGGCTGATAATTTGGATGTGATAAACCACCTCCTGCATCATTAACAGTAACATTTGCACTTATAGAAGTAGAACTACTATTACCTAAAGTTGGTAATGTTGAACTACCCATAATCTCATAATCTATATTTTGACTTGAGTATGATCTAGCTCTTGTTACATAAGTAGAAGCAGTTATTTGAGGGGTTCCAGTAGTATTTACATCTGTGTTATACATAAAGTGTGTATGTGCAACAGGTATAGGTGTTGTAGTATGTGTATGTGCAGGAATTTGTGTTGTAGTTAAAAGTACATTGTTTGTGCCATTCACTGAGTTTAATGTATACGTAGGATTACCAGCCACTGCTGGATCCACTGCAGCAGACATTGCTCCTCCAGGAACACCTGTTGTTACACCTACACCCACTCTACCCCTTTTATCAGGAGTACCATTAGATCCATTACATATATAAATCTTATCCCATCCTAAGCCTGCAATACCTGCTCCAGAACCATCGAAATTAGATAATGTGCCATAGTATTCCACTGCAGTGAATGGAACCATTTTAACATACTGTTGTGCAATTGGAGCTATTGAATTTAGATAGGCTTGTATTAATGCATCTAGATCATCAAGTTTAACATAGTTTGTATCTACATCTACCGCAAGAGCTACTAATGCAGCATCCACATCACAAAGTTTTGTGATTACAGCTTGTAGAACATCATGTGTACCACTTGATGCAGATACACCTGTTAAACAATCAACATCATAATTTCCTTCAAGAGCTGCAAGTTCTGCAACAATTACATCTATTTGATTTTGTAAATCACAAGAAGCTTGAATTAAAGCTTTGAAAAGGTTTAAAGCATTTAGGTCTTCACAATCAGGAAGATATTGATTAACCACCTCACAAATAATTGCAGGGTCTATAGTTAGTTTAATTCCTGTACCATCTAATGTAGATGTAAGAAATGTAATTATACATTGCTCTA